GTATAGAGGGGGGGGGGTAGGGGGGTGTTTACTATAAGTGCATTCGGAAATAAAAATTTCTCTACTAAAGTTTGACATATTGAGGGGTATATCTTATAATAGTTACATGAAAATTTATTCTAGGAGAAATATATGAAACTCTGTACTATTGAAGGTTGTTCAAAAAAACATGAAGCTCATGGACTATGTAAGATGCACTACAATAAAGCTATAAGAGAAAAACAAATCCTACCCCAACCTGGAAGAGGCAGACCAAGAGTATATACTAAAGAAGAAGCAAAGGAGAAAGCTAGAATAGAAGCTAAAAAGAGATATGCATTAAAAAGGCAAGAGAAACCTGAAAGAGAACTCCTAATTAATGATCTTAGATATGATATGTTAAATAACTCTAGAACAAGAGCTAGGAATAAGGGAATACCTCATAACTTAGATATAGAAGATATAAATATACCAGAAACCTGTCCTATCCTAGGTATTCCTCTTTTGAAAGGAATAGGTGTTTACACAGATAACTCTCCTACCCTAGATAGACTTATCCCTTCCTTGGGTTATACAAAAGGTAATATATGGGTTATATCTATGAGAGCTAATAGACTAAAACAAGATAGTACTGTAGAGGAACTCTATTTATTATACACTAAAGTAAAAGAGAAGTTGTCCTCTATGCAATGAATCAGTGCTCTATGCTTAAGGATGTTCTTTTTTTTTATTTTCCTCTATGCTTATTATATAGTCTAGAAGATATATATAGCTTGGTATGTACATATAGCTTCGGCTGCACATGAGTTTATTATAGCATGTAAATCCCTTAACTTACAAGTGTAGCAATTACACTTGCATGTCAAGAGCATCTTCTGTTATACTTTTTATAAATATTGTTAGGAACACCTATGGCCCTACCTCACATGAAAGGTACTAAGTTTTCCATTTACAAGAATGAAAACAGTAAATGGCGTACCAAGAGTTTGTTCTGGGAGCTAACCCCTGAAGAAGATAGGAAGAAGCTCCCTGCCATCTACACCCTATATGATGAAGATATTGAAAGAGATGGTAAACCCTATAAGAGTCTGAAAAAACTCTATATGTCCTACGATCATATTCCTGGAGCTGAATGGGAGTTTGCCAACAACCATCTGGGTGGATGGGAGCATTGGGAGATTCTCGCCAACAGTAGTATGAAACCTATTAAGGATGCTATTGCTCTTTGGCGTAAGGAAATGGAAATTAAACATAAAGCTCTAGCTATTAAAAGTATGATTAAGAGTGCTAGGGAGGATGGAGCTAAGGGACTCTCTGCTGCTAAATACCTTGCTGATAAGGGTTATGTCTCTCAAAGAGGTAGACCTAGTAAAGAGGAAGTAGATAGGGAGAGGAAGTTCCAAGCTGCTATTTCCTCTGAGTATGAAGAAGATCTTGAACGTATTAGTTTAACCTTGGTTAAGCCTGCTTAAAGGAATATTATGTCTACATCAATTAATGATGATCTGATGAGTGGTGGGAAGTTACAAGCTGCTTTGCTAGATACAGACGCCTCCGGCAACACGGTGCTGGTTGGTGGGGATGGGAATGTCTTGGACGCTATCGGTCGCACAGTAGTTGCAGCGGCAACAGGAGTAACTGCAACAGACACCGCATCAGTGCTTCAAGCATTTACCGATGCTGGAAATGGTGGGGTCGTCGTGTTCCAGCCTGAACAGGTTTACAGCATCGAGCAGAATTTTACATCTTTGATAACTCCTCGATTGATTATCGGGAATGGGTCAACGCTAAAACTACCGGCCAGTGTTAGCACGACAACGACGGCAAATTATGTTCAGGGTACTGATACATCAATCACTGTCGCCGACTCGACGATATTTAATGTCGGCGATTTGGTGGCGATCTCGGATGGTGCTGGAAAATACACATATGCAAAGGCTGTTACAGGGAAGCCAGATCCAACTACTTTGACAATTGCGGCTGCACTTTCTGCTGCTGGCGCAGCCGGCACTATAGCGAGTGGAGCTGTAGTGTTGACCGATGTGTCCTGTTTAACGCTGAGAATTCTTGCAGACAATAGACCGTGCGAAATTACTGGCCTTACCTTTGACGGCAATGCGAGCAATAGACTGGTTGGACGGCAGTGGAACAATCAGCCGCTAGTCTATGTATCTGCGTATGGGAATGCTTTTGAAAATTCGCCCTTGTGGATACATGACTGCACATTTCAGAACGCGCCATGTGACGCCCTGCAAATTACCGATGTGATGGCCGCAAAGGTTTCGCATAACCATTTCTATAACATCAATGGGATGGGAGTACACCCAGGCGGTTCAGGGTTGATGAAAGACTACGTTTGCGACGGTAATAGTTTTATTGACGTGCAGTTACTTACCGCCGCGTCTACCCCAACGGGAGCCAATTATGGGCATACCAGTGGGTCGGGTGTTATTTGCACATCGACTGGGCCTGGTCGTGCTGTAATTGTAAATAACGTAGTCGATACAAGCAGATCATACGGATTCGACTCAATTAACACTTCTTATCACGTTGATACAATAATTAGCAACAACGTATTTTATGCGTGCGATAAAGGTGCGTGGCGGGTGACTTCTGCTGGGCCTGTATCAATTACAGGTAATACTGTCAGCAATTGCGGGCACGAAACGCCGGTAATAGCCGGTGGCAATGAAATTACAACCGTTTCCAGTGCAGTAACAGGAAAAACCAGTATAGTCGGGAATGTCTTTAATAACTCCTGTCTGGCTGTTTTCCAGGACGCAAACGAGATAGCTGTTGTTGGCAACTCGTTTAACTTTGTAACCAAATCGCTCGGATCGGTAGAAACTGGGGCGCTGATAATGACGCGATCTAGCGGCGGCGACACTAGCATTGTAGTGAGTGGAAACAATTTCAGGGGGCCGAAGAACGCGACCGAATCTACAGCAGTAAGCAATCTTGTAATGCCGTGCATTCGAGCTGGAACGCTCACTGGGGTTAGCTTCACGGGTAATGTGTTTGTTGGCGGTTTGTATGGCATCGACATTCAACCGGCGTCGTCATCTGTTTGCAGGGGTGTGTCGATAAATGGGAATGTTTTTGTGGATCAGTTTTCCACTGTATCTGGTGGTCCGATTCGTTGGACTGGAGCAACGCATAGCATTTACAGCAGTTCTATCTCAAACAACGTATTGAGCCTTATCAATTCAGGTACTCAAATTTGGAACGCAATCAATATAACTGCCAGTGCGCTTGCTGGTAAAGCCTTTGTAATTTCTGGTAATGCAATTTCTACCGATGTGGATCCTGCTGGTGGTACATCAGGAATTACACTGACCGGGGCTACAACTGGCACCACGGTTATTAATAACGATATATCGCTAAATAACGCAGCATCAGGCGCAGCTATATCTGCGGGATCAGTAACTGCAACATGCGTAATAACTAACAACATTATTCGCAATAGCAACACAACTGCTTATGGTTCTGCCGTTGTTACGGCGGGAAATAATCCGGTTTAACCATGACCGATGCCGGTGGACCTAGCAACTCCCCTCGCGGGATAGCCTGGCTGAGATGTTAAATAATCACGCACGTTAGAGGCGTGGAGGGAATAAATGAACCATGAAACAGATTAATACAACTAGGAACTAACATGCCCTTCATGACTAACGGGAAGCGTAATTATAAAAAAGAGAGAGCCTGGGAGAAGGCTAATGGAGACACTCGTGGCAAGGATAGGGCAGCTCGGAACAAAGCCCGTAGGGAAGCTGGCCTTAAGGTTGGTGATCCTCGTCATGCAGACCATATTAAACCCCTCTCTGAGGGGGGTAGCAATAGTAAGAGTAATATTCGTAAAGTCTCTGCCAAGACTAATCTGAAGAAAGAAGCCAGGAGAAAAGCTAAATGAGTAAAGTTACGTTGAATGACATTGCCTCTGGCTTTGCCTCTATTGCTGCTCTTAATGCCAATTTCACGGCTATTGAGGATGGGTTTGAAAATACCCTAAGTAGAGATGGTACTACTCCTAATCAGATGAATGCTGACCTTGATATGAATGGTCATCGTATCCTCAACAGTCTTGCTACTACTGGAGATGGATTTACTTGGGAAGGTGCTTGGGCTACTACCACTGCCTATACAGTTAACCAACTTGTAGAGCAATCTGGAAATACATACATCTGTACGGTAGCTCATACTTCTGGAGTCTTTGCTACAGATTTGGGTAATGGCAATTGGGAGCTTGTTGCATCTGCTGGAGCTACGGGAGCTGGTACTGGCGATATGCTGGTCGCCAATAATCTTTCTGAACTCTCTGGCACTGCTGCCACTGCAAGAGGCAACATTGGAGCTGCTGCTTCTGGAGCCAATAGTGATATTACCTCTATCACTGGCCTCACTACTCCTCTTGCTGTAGATCAGGGTGGTACTGGTTTGGATATACTCCCTGCTAATGCTGCTCTCATTTCCTTGGGAACCACAACTGTAACGGGAGTCTTGCCAGGAGATAGTGGGAATGTCCTAACAAGTGATGGTAGTGTTTGGTCTTCTGAGGCTCCAAGTATTAGTATGAGTAGGGCTGAAGCTTCTGGCCTTATTGGCGTTGCTTCTGCAACCCTTGGTGTACCTGCCAATACTAAGATTATCCAACTAGCTATTAGAAGTATTTCTCTTGCTGGTACGGATGTTCCTCAAATCCAACTAGGAACTTCTGCTGGTATTGTCACTAGTGGATATTTGGGCTCTGTAAATAATAGTGGTGGGGAATCTGCTTTCTCCTCTGCTTTCAAGCTCCGTACCTCTTCGGGTTCTGCTGCTGAAGTGTATCAAGGGGTAATTACCTTTACTAATTTAGATGACAACATTTGGTGTGTATCTGGTAATGTAGCTCTTTCCAATGCTGCCAATTGCTTCTCTGTAGCTGGCTCTATTGATTTGGGAGCCAATGCTCTCAGTAGCATTAAGTTGATGGCAAGTGGTAGTGACAACTTTGATGGTGGTAGTATTTCTGCTACCTTCGTGAAGACGACCCTGTGAAAGATGTAACAACTCAAATCCGTGAAGCAGCAGAAGCGGATTTAATCACCTTCATTAAACTCATTGCTCCTAAAAGGGTACTTGGTAGCATTCATGAGGAGCTTTGTAGATGGTGGTGTAGAGAAGATGCACTAGCTTCACAACTTGCTCTCTTGCCTCGGGGACACCAGAAGAGTCAGCTTATTGCTTATAGAGCAGCTTGGTGGATTACCAAACATCCAGATACTACTATCCTCTACGTTAGTGCTACTGCTGACTTAGCTGAGAAGCAATTGTACGCTATCAAGCAGGTATTGGATAACCCCATCTATAAGCGGTATTGGCCTGAGATGATTCAACCTGATGAAGGTAGGAGAGAGAAGTGGGCAGTGAGTGAGTTTGCTGTAGATCACCCTCTTCGTAAGAAAGAAGGCATTAGAGATAGTACGGTGAAAGCCGCTGGCCTTACAACGAACGTAACAGGCTTCCATGCTGATGTTCTCATCTATGATGACATCGTAGTTCCTGGTAATGCCTATACAGAGGAAGGTCGTGAGAAAGTTAATGCAGCATATAGCCAGCTTGCTTCTGTGGCTAATCCTGGTGCTCTTGAGTGGGTGGTGGGTACTCGATATCATCCCAGAGACATCTATAACACTCTCCTCTCAATGAAAGAAACTGTATATGACAGGAATGGAGATGTGGTAAGAGAAGATGAGGTATATGAGGTATTCCAGAGAGTTGTAGAGATTGATGGGGAGTTTCTCTGGCCTAAGCAAATGAGACCCGATGGAAAGTACTTTGGTTTTGATGAGAACATCCTAGCCCGTATTAAAGCTAAGTATGTAGACAAAACTCAGTATTATGCCCAATACTACAATCAACCCAACAGTGCTGAGAATGCACCTATTGATGCTACCAAGTTCCAATACTATGATAAGGCTCATCTAAAGAATGATGAGGGGGATTGGTTCTTCCGGGATAAGAAACTTAACGTCTTTGCTGCTATTGACTTTGCCTTCTCTCTTGGCAAGAAAGCTGACTACACTGCTCTTGTAACTATTGGGGTAGATAGTGAATGGAATATCTATGTATTGGATATTGATAGATTCAAGACCAATAGGATTTCTGAATACTTTGAACACATCAAGAAGGCTCAGTATAAATGGGGTTTTAGAAAGATCAGGTGTGAAATCACTGTAGCTCAGCAAGCTATTGTGCAAGAGCTGAAAGAGAGCTATATCAAACCCCAAGGTATCAGCTTGTCCATTGATGAGTT